CCAGCCTGCTATCGCCTTGAGCCAGTCGTGTTGCGAAGGCCTGTACTTGCAAGCTGGTGCGCTCAGATCACACCCCGATGCACTCTCCATCACCATGGAGATATCGGGCCATTTTCGTCTGGCTGACGTGCACGGAGAGGGGTGTTACTTCTTTGCGAGGTCGATCAGACGCTTGGCTTCGAGCGCTGCGGGGTAGCCAGTAGCATCGGGCTCCCATGTCACATACTCGGCTAGCATCGTCTCTTCAAACTCTCTGTACAGCGCCTCAAGAGCCGCCAACAGCTCCGGCGCCATCTTCTGCAACTCTTTCTTATCCATGCTGCTAATCCTCATTGGCTTTCGAGTGCTACCTGGGGTTTAGGTAGCACTTGTAAAGCCAGATGGCCAGCCTGAAACAGCAGGAAGCCATCTGATATCCGGTCGCTCTCTACTGGAGGCAGCGACTGGGTGGTGCGTTAGCAGTGGTGATGCAGGGGGCCGCGTTGCGCGGTGTGGATTCGTCCGCATCCCAAAGCGCACTCATCGAATGCGCTTCAGTGATGCAATTCCGTTCTGCTTAAAGAGCTTGGTTCCAGTCGGTCCCCGGTTGGGGGCTGGGAGATCACTTCGCTGATCCCGGGCTATCTGGCGGCTTCACCAGTCGTGTGAGGCCTTTGTCAGGCCCTGGCGCCTCGTTGTTCTGTGGCGTTGAGATAAAATTACCACTGGCATTATTAGTCGTCAATACCAATGGCAATATTATTTTCGATAGACGATGAAATAATTTTCGGAGCTGGGGAGAAAGGATGGGGATTCAGCGAGAGGGGCGTGTCGGAAGCCCGGCGCTAACCGGGCTTGAAGGGGCTACCAGAGAACGGACGACCAGAAGACCCGGCCTAGAACCAGGATGTTCTGTTCCAGCATTTCTTGTGCGGTGTATTCCTCATCAGGGTGCTCGTCGCGATTGAAGCTGCGCATCCTGATACCGCCAAGTGGCAAGCGATACAGCGTTTTAACGCGGAGTTGGCCGCCATGATCGACGGCATACATCTTTCCATCAGTTACCGATGTGGTTCCTTGGTCCACACCTACTGTGCAGCCGTTCGGAAGGACCGGCTCCATGCTATTACCGCTAACGGTGACACATACGGCGTCTGAGGGCTGGACGCCTTGTTTGCGCATTGTGATCTTGCCCATACGCAGTTTTTGTTTGTGGGACTGCTGTACAGCGGTGCGGCCTTGTCCTGCAGACAACTCTACTTCCTTGAGGAATGGCACGTAGACCTCGTCATCATCGAGCGGAGTGTCATCGTCCCATACCTCTATGGGTCCGAGGAACTCAGCGTTTGACAGTTCTCGACGAACTGCCGGGGCGCCCGTCGTCATCCTCGAAATCTCATCGGCCAGGCGCTCACTGAACTCTGAAACCTCAACGCCCAGTATCCGTGCAAAAGCAGCAGCCACGGGGGCATTCAGCGGATTAACTCCGTTCATATAGTGGCTGACAGAGCTCTGGTTCATTTCCAGGGCGTGCGCCAGCTTCTCTTGGGTCAAGCCCAAGGCCGACTTGCGTGAATTGAAGATTGCCTTCAGTCGAAGACACTCCTCTCTTTTATCGGCAGGTAAAGGTTTTTTGCTCATCCCTAAATATTATTCCGTCTAGTAATAATACGACAAATGCCATAGGTATTTACTTTCATAAATGCCATAGGTAATATCTGAGCCATGACCCATCGTGGAGGCAACCCATGACTCGCAAGCACATCACCGAATTCGCACAAGAGAAGGGGCAAGCCGAAGCAGCTCGTCTGCTCGACATGACCCAGGGCGGCCTCAGCAAAGCCATTCGCGTAGGCCGTGACATCTACGTCACCGAACACCCAGACGGCAGTTTTACCGCCGAAGAAGTGCGGCCCTTTCCCTCGCAAGCGCCTGCCAAAAAATCCGCAGCCTAAATAATTTTTCATCACGAAAGGAAACGACAGATGTACGAAGACCCAAAACACCTAAACCACAACGAAACAAAAGTGCGCCTAAGCGACGAATACGACGAATACCTGCGCTCCCTGGCAAAGATCCATGGAACACAGAAGGCCGTACTCGCGCGCGAAATTCTCAAGGCTGCAATCCAGCAGATGAGGGATGAGCTTATCCGGATTCAAGACAAAGCCTGAAGGCACTAAACGGAGGCTACATGCCTGAGAACCAAGACGAACTGTCCTTGCGACAGATCGCGGACGACGAGGATATCGAGCTACTGCGGCAGGCAGCCAAAGAACTCGGGATTACGCCGGAGCAGCTAGCAAAGGAACTGATTGAGAAACACATCGTTGCCAGGACAAGACCTAAGACGATGTCAGGGACGATTCAACCATTCCGGCGACCGTACTCGCCAGCGAGAGCCAAGCCTGATGAGGGCCTGAAAAGTGAAGTTACTCAAATCCGAAGCACAAAAAACCCGACGGACTAGGTCGGGTTTCTGTGTTGCACATTGCGAATTACTCTGTGAGGCCGATTATGCATACCTCTAACACAGTTGTACAGGGCCTGAATAAGTCTGCGACACAAATTTCGAATACCGATTTTGTGTCGCGCATTTCGATGTCATCCCGCGAGATCTCCGGCTCCGCCCAAGACAAAGCTTTGCGGGGTGCAGCATGAGCGACTTCAGCACCCAAAAAAGCGTATGCGCCCGCAAGAAACACACTTGCAGCGAGTGCCGTGGAGATATCCAGCCTGGGGCTCGTTACATGCTGCTTGCAGGCGCCCAAGACGGGCAGGGATACAGCTTTAAACGCTGCGCCGGTTGCCATCACGCTTTCGTATGGCTCGACCTCACTCTGCGCCTTGGTCCCTACGGGATGCCTCCTGATGAAGGTATCGAATTTGGCGCCTTGCGGTCTGAGCTCGCCGAGTACGCCAGCGATTCCCGCTTCGTAGATCCAGAACCTCTTCGGCATCTGCTTGGCATGGCCGAGCGGCGCGCCGCTGCGCAAGACACTCAGGAGGCTGCGTAATGGCCAGAGCTCGCAATATCAAACCCGCGCTGTTCACCAATGAGATCCTTGGTGTTGGTCACCCTCTGTGCACACTTCTGTTCCAGGGCCTTTGGGTTTTGGCGGATCGCGCCGGTCGTCTTGAAGATCGCCCACTGCGCATCAAGGCTGAAATCTTTCCGTACCGGGAAGCCGACGTAGATGCCATGTTGCACTGGCTGGCACACAAAGGGTTCATCGTTCGCTATCAGGCTGAGGGAAAAGCATTCATCGAGGTTCTGAGCTTCACCAAACACCAGAACCCGCACAAGAACGAGAAGGACTCAGAAATTCCTTCTGTATCAGATGGATGTATCACTTCCGATATTCTCGGTACTCGTTCCGAATTTATCGGAAGCACTCGGGCTGATTCCCTCTCTTCTGATTCTGATCTTCTGATTCCTGATTCACTGATTCCTGATGTTCTGATACCGGATTCAGAAACCTTGCCGATCGCCGAGGCTCCGGCGCCGTCGAACATCCAAGTCCTGAAGCCAAAAGCAAAAACGAAGACTGATGCGCAGATCGCCAACGCCAACACCTGGGACGCTTACACCATCGCTTACCTTGAGCGCTACGGTGTCGAGCCGGTGCGTAATGCCAAGGTCAACGGCCAGATCGCTCAACTTGTTCAGCGCCTCGGTGCTGATGAGGCCCCGCAGGTCGCCATGTTCTATGTGACGATCAACGACTCGTTCTTCATTCGCGCCTCGCATGAGTTCGGCTTGCTCGTTGCTCGGGCTGAAGGTATCCGCACGCAGTGGATCACCGGACGCCAAGTCAACGCCGTGACTGCTCGACAAGTCGAGAACACTCAGGCCAACCTGAACGCTGCACAAGAGGCTGCCCGCAACATCCGGGCAGGGGGTGAGCGCAATGCTTTCCTCTGACGACGTCGCAAACCTCGCTGGCGCCCTTTGCGCCACTGCGGAGACCCTAGGTCAAACCATCAGCGCGAACGCAGCTCAGTTGATGGCTGAGGACCTTGCAAGCTATGAAGCTTCCGATATCCGCGCAGCGCTTCAGGCCTGTCGCCGGGAATTGACCGGCAAGCTTACCCTTGCAGCGATTCTCCAGCGCATTCAGGCGTCTGACGGTCGTCCGGGCAAGGACGAGGCATGGGCCATCGCACTGATGTCCAGCGACGAGACTGACACCGTCGTGATGACCGACGAAATCCAGCTCGCGCTGGGTGCTGCTCGGCCAGTTCTCGACCTCGGCGACAAGGTTGGTGCGCGCATGGCGTTCATCAGCGCCTACGAGCGTCTGGTCACCGAGTCCCGCGACGAAGGCAAGCCGGTGAACTGGCATGTCTCCATCGGCTTTGACGCCAATCGCCGCCTGGAAGCGATCGCCAAGGCTGTGCAGCTCAAGCGCATCCCTCAGGAGCGCGGCCAGTTGTATCTGGCCGACCTGACGCACGAACCAATCACTGCCGACGGCCACGCAATCGCCGGTCTGCTCGGTGGGCCTGCGTCCAGCGTCAAGCCAAGCGCCGAGATCAAAGGCCGGATCGGCGTCATCAAGTCAGCCCTTCAAAACATGCGCAAAGCCAGCGAAGAAGAAAAGGTATTGATGCGGATCAACGCCGCCAATGACCTCGCCGACCGCTTGGCCCTGCTCAGCAAACAAGTCGCCGACGGGCAGAACAAGAATCAGGAGCTTTCCCAATGACCGACTACAGCGAACTGAAATCAGCGGCTGAGGCTTCCATCAAGGCTTGGGATCAACACTTTCAGGCAGATAGCCATGAGTTCTATGAAGCATGGTGTGAGGCCGAGGAAGCGTTCTCTATGGCGGCCAGAGAGGAGGTCGTTTTGGCGATGATCGCAGAAAACGAAACGCTTCGGACGGCTTTGAAAGTCGCCGAGTCAGCTATGTGGAAGGCCGAATCAAACATGGATAACGAGGCCGCTGACATTCGTGACCTGCTGAAATCGCTGAGCAAGGAGCCTTCCAATGGTTGATATCGCCGATCTTGCCGACGAGGCAATCGAAGAGTCCCTGAATCGGTCCATCGCCCAGATCCCCCGTTACACCGGCATCAGCGCCTTTGAGTGCGAAGAGTGCTCAGAGGAGATTCCTGAAGGCCGTCGCAATGCGGTCAAGGGCGTGAAGCTGTGCGTGGGTTGTGCTGAGCGGGTAGCGCTGGTGAAGCAGGGAGTGAGGCGGCTATGAGCGAACTCAATCTTTTGCAGGGCGATTGCCTGGAAGTCATGCGGTTATTGCCTGACGCAAGCGTCGACATGATCCTGGCTGACCTTCCATACGGCACGACGCAGTGCGCATGGGATGTGATTATCCCTTTCGATGCGCTCTGGGAGCAGTACCTGCGTGTTGCCAAGCCTGAGGCCGCCATCGTGCTGTGCGCGGCCCAGCCGTTCGCCTCGATGGTAGTCGCCAGCAACCCGAAGCACTACCGGTACGAATGGATCTGGGAGAAAGGCAACGCCACCGGATTCCTCAATGCCAAGAAGCAGCCACTGCGGGCACATGAAAGCGCTCAGGTCTTCTATCGCCAGCAGCCTGTGTACAACCCGCAGATGTCGAGCGGTCACGAGCGCAAGACGGCGAAGCGCAAGACCGTCAATTCTGAGTGCTACGGCAAGGCCTTGGCACTCACCGAATACGACTCGACGGAGCGGTACCCGCGTTCGGTGCAGTTCTTCTCGAGCGACAAGCAGACCGGCAGCTTTCACCCAACACAGAAGCCGGTCGCATGGATGGCATTCCTGATCAGCACCTACACCAATCCGGGCCAGGTGGTGATGGATAACACCATGGGGAGCGGTACCACCGGTGTGGCCTGCGTGCAGCTCGGGCGAAAGTTCATCGGCATCGAGCGTGACGTTGACGAGTTCGGCCGCCCGCTCGGTTATATCGACATTGCCAAAAAACGCATCAGTGATGCTATCGCCGTGCGTGACGCCCCGGTACCGCAGCTCAACCTGTTCAAGGAGGCTTGCGCATGAGTGACAAGATCAGCGTCAACAGCTCCAGCAAGCTCACCGAAGCCATCGGCATGCTCACCGCCATGTTCCGCGAGAAGAAGTTCGTGGTGGTGTCGCTGCGCCCGGGCAAAGATCGCACGCTCGACCAGAACGCCCTGTGGTTCGCCTTCTACAAGCGCATCGCCGAGATGACGCAGATCGGCGACGCCACGGATGCACGCAAGCACTGCAAGCTCCACTTCGGCGTGCAGATCCTGCTGAACGACGATCCGGAGTTCCAGGAGGCGTGGTACCGGGTCATGCGTCACCTTCCGTACGAAGAGAAGCTGGCCATGATGGGTGACTGCAAGCTGTTCGGGCCCGACGGCTTCCCGGTGACCAGCCTGTTCAATCGCGCCCAAGGCATCGCCTACACCGATCGCATCGTGGATGACTTCACGGCCAAGGGCGTGTTCTTCGGCGACCTTCTTGGCGAGGTGGCGGCATGAGCCAGTTCAAGCCGGGCGATCTGGCACTGATCAAGATATGCAAAACAGCCCCAGAGATGGTTGGCAAATGCGTTGAACTGGTGATGTCTGCGGCTCCTGGCGTTCAATTCCAATGTCACGGCCTGAACTGGCAAGCGAGAGCGGAGCACTCATGGGTAGTGACTGGTGACAGTTTGATTCGCAGAACGTACGACGGGAAATTGCATGCCTCGCAAGTTGCCATGTTTCGCGAATCATCCCTAATGCCGCTTAAAGGTGATTTACAGCCTGAGCAGCAGAAAGCCAAGGAGGTCGAGCCATGTCTCTGACCTCCAAGCCACCCCGCGCCAAGACCTGCATCAACGAAGATTGCAGGGCCTCATTCGTACCGCAGCGCCTCGGCCAGAAGGTCTGCAGCCCAGCCTGTGGACTGGCAACCAAGGACGTTAACGCTGACAAGGCTCGCAAGGCCCTTGCTGATGTAGGCCGCAAGGAGCTGAGAGCGGCCAAGGAGCGCGTTAAGCCTAAAGCCCGGTACATGCATGACTGTCAGCAGGCGTTCAACGCCTGGGTGCGCGCCAGAGACGCCGGGAAACCGTGCATATCTTGCGGCACGACCGCAAACGTCCAGTACGCAGCCGGCCACTACCGCACCGTCGCTTCATGCCCAGAGCTCAGGTTCGAGCCGCTCAACGTCCATCTGCAATGCAATCGCAACTGCAACATGGGCAAGTCTGGATCGATCGTTGAGTACCGCATCGAGCTGGTGAAGCGCATCGGCGCCGAGCTGGTTGAATGGCTGGAAGGCCCTCATGAGGCCAAGCGCTACACCATCGAAGACTTGAAAGCCATCACCGCCGAATACCGCGCCAAGACCCGTGAACTCAGGAGATCAGCAGCATGATCCTTCAACTCTACATCGGCTTCATGTTGGTTCTCTCTGGCGGATGCCTTGAAGGCTGCCGCAGGTTGATTCGTCGGGATCGGATTGCGCGGGGTGTGAAGCCATGAACTGGAAGAAGATCAACCAGCACTGCATCTCCTCGAATTCCGGCTACCTGATAAGTAAGTACGCGCTGGAGCACGGTGCGGCCTACGTAG